GAGCGCGCCGTCCACACCCGCAGCAGCGACCCCTCGATGGAGAGGACGGCATAGGGGTCGAGCGGCTGGCAGAATTTTGCGATCTCGAGAGCCGACGCATAGCTGCGGCATGCGAGCGTGCGCTCGTCTCGCCAGCCCTTTTGGATCAGCGCGAATTTGCGCAAGTGCTCGGGCGTCGGAAATTCGGGGCGATCGAGCCGCGCCCAGTCGTCATGCAGCGTGGCAAAGTAAGCCCGATGGCGGGCGCCCTGACGCTCCTCGCGGGGCGGCTCGAGCAGGTAGATCCCGCCGGCCCAGAATTGCCGGGCGGCCAGCTCGGGCTGCGTCGGCATCATCGCCGCGCCGTTCCAGCGATACCACAGCGGCTCGGTCATGGCTGATGTTCCGGCCGCATTATTCGCTCCAGAGGCCGCGTTTACGCAGCTCCTGCTCCCACCTTATCCGCACCTCTTCGGAGCAGTGCGCTACCGCATCTGCCCAGGTCGGCCAGCGCCCGTGCTGCCCGTAGAACGCATATTGGTAGTAGAGTGATAAGGCATTATGCGGCTCCTCCTCGGAGTGGGCGGGTTGGTTGCCGCAGACTGGACAGGCGTCCGCCGGGGGCGGCATCAGGTCCATACTCACGGTTTCCGTCGTTTCCTGCCCGCTATTCAGGTCAACCGTGGTCTTTTCGACCGGGATTTTCACAGCGCCGCGCTCCACAGGCTCGGTCATGGCTGGTAGGGACCTCCCAGGCAATCGCAGCCGGGGATCCGGCCGCAGATGGCGCAAGGCTCGTTCAGGCGCGCGACCAGGACGCGCAGGCGCTCGGCACGCACCGGCAGCCCGTAGCTCTCTTCCAGCTCGCGGGCGAGGGCGAGGAGCTCCTCCTTGATCTTGGCGGCGGTCATTCCGCCCCGTTCTGTGCCAGGACGTAGGGGGTCTGGCGCTCACGGAAGCGGCTGCCGGGGACCAGCTTACCTTCTGCGACCCGGGCGTTCACCCGCGCCCGGCGCTCCCTTACCACCTGGGGGTCGTCAGACCTTTCAGTGCAAAAGCCGACAAACCGCACTGGTCCCATCGGGCATTTGGCTGGCGCATCGAAGTGCTTGGCGTCGTGGTCATATCCGTCGATTTTTTTGACGTATTTGAGGGTCAGCGGCGCGACGAACATGCACCATTGGCCATCGACACATTCAGACCAGTGGAAATCGCCTTTATACGTCATTGGGGCCCGGATCTTTCGGCCTTGATGCTTGGCGTAGGCGCGCACCAAGTTGGTATTGATGCAGTGCCCCGCGCTGCCCCGTTGGCAGGAGGTGAAGGCGCGCTCAATCAGCTCCCTTGGCACGTCTTTCATCCGTTCCCACGGCACTGTTACGATCGGATGATCCGGGCTTGTCGTCATCGTAGTAGGCTGCATCGGGAAGCCTCCAGCTTTCGTTGAAGATGAACATCCTGGCGGTTTTTTGTGCGGACTTGGTCCAGCCCAGGTACTGGTCATACCACTTGTGCATTTCAGACCGCCGGGGCTCGCGACGATGCCAGTCAGGGCGCTGCCGCCGCAGCTCCACGACGTTCGTCTTCACCATGGGCTCCTCGGGCTTATCAGGGGGCGGAGGTGTTGCAACATTCTGAATTGTTGCAACAGCGCGGCGCGCACGCTGGCTCGCGCGAACCTTTGCGTGGGCCTCGCGATTGAGAAGGCGTGAGATTGTTGAGTAGTGGACCCCTGTCACGATCGCGGCCTTGCGCTGCGACCCCTCGAGCCGCACGAACCCGCGCAGGAAGACGGCTTCCTGGCGCCGGCGCCGGTCGCGCTCCTGAAGCCAGTCGGCGACGTTCCGATCGGCGTTAGCGAGCCTCTCGCGGACGGCGACCAGGGCGCGCAGTAGTGTTTCTTTTCTCATAGCGCCGCGCTCCTCTCGAGCTGATTGCGAAACTGGCTGGAGCCGGCCGAGACACGTTGGACAACCGCCTCGAGGTCGGCGAGGAAGCGGTCGACCTCGCGGGCCAGCTCCTCGATATAGGCCTCGTCGCGCGGGACCCGGATGACGCACAGCGGCATGCCCGGCCAGTAGCAGGTGAAGTCACACCATTGGCGCCCGGTTATCCATAGGTTGCCCTGGACCTGGGCGCGGTATTCCGGAGGCACGGCGCCGGCATCGAGGACCTCGATCAGGAGGCCCGGGAGCCTCGTCTTGATCTCCAGCACGCCGTCATCGCCGAGGAGGGCGTCGGGCGAGCAGCCGACGCGCCCGTCACGGATAAAGCAGCCGACGAGCTGCGGCTCGGCACCGTGGACGAAGGCATAGAGCTCGCGCGCCTCCTGCTCTAGTTCGCGGCCGCGCTGCATATGCCGGTTCGTGTACCCGTCCTGCACCTCGCCAGTTATGCGCTCAGCGGCGAGCCGCATCATGTAGGCGCGCCTTATTTTGCCGCCCCCTTTGGCCATGACGGCGGCGAACTCGCTGGCGGTCGGGATGCCGCGCCGCGCCTCGAACCATTCGGGGCTGCCCTGCGGCATGTCGAGGAGCTCAATCATCGCACGGGTCTCATGCGGTCCCCTTCATCTCGGGCTGGCCCTCGAACCGGGCGATCATCTCTTTCATCAGGACGACGACGTCGCGCCGATCGGCGCCGTTGCTGGCGAAATTGCAGCGCCCGTCGAACCCCTCGAACGGGAAGACCATCAGGACGAAACCGACCTTGCGCCCCGGTCCTCCGATTTGACCGTTGAACACCTCGTCGATCGCATGGACGACCGCCGTCATCTGGTCGTGGACGTTCGCCTCGACCGGGGCGTCACCGAGGCGACCTGCTGGTGGCAGCTGTCTATAGTGGGCCTGGGCCCGGCTGCGTCGGTTTCTCACGGCCGGCGCCTCCTTGGGGAGGGAGGGGGTTTGTCGTCGGTAGGGTCGGATGGTGCCGGCCGCTGCGCCTGGGCGATCTTGTCCTGCAGCGCCCGCTCGGCGACGCGGTAGCGCCGCGCCGGCAGCCGGTCGAGACTGGTGACCTGCAAAAATTCGCAGAACCGTCGCATATCGGCGTCGGCCGTCTCGGCCAGCGCGCGCAGCGCCTCGAGCTGGCCCTCGGTGATCAGCGCCGTGCCGCCGGCTTGGCCGTCGTCGTCGTCGCCCCGGCTGGTCAGATTGAGGAGCGCCCGCGCCGTGTAGCGCATGCCGTAGGCGGTCGAGCTGCCCCAGGCCTGGACGGTGTTCTTGTTGCCGCTGGTATCGGCCGGCAGCGCGATCGTCGTCTCCTCGACGTGCCCACCCTTGTGGGAAAGCTTGCCGGTGACGCTGAGCTGGCCACCTTCCTGGCTGATCGCGAACGTGATCGCAAACCCGTGCGCGGCGAGGACTGGCTTGATCGCCTCGGCGACATCTTCCAGCTTGGCGTAGCGGCTCTGCACGTTGCCGGCGCGATCGAGGATCTCGCCATGCTCCTCGATGACCGGCAGCTCGGGCTGCATCTCGGAGAGGGCCTGGGTGTACTGGGCATGCGCCTCGCGCGCCATATGGCGCTCGTAGAGCCCCATCAGGCGCTCCAGCTTGTCGACGTCGCTCTGGGGGTCGGCGGCGGCCCGCGCGATCATCTCGAGGAGGGTTTGCTCGGGGCGCGGCGGCGGGAGGACGGTGAGATCGCCCGGGGCTCGCGGATCGAGCTGGTCGCTCACAGCGACACCCAACCGATCGCGAGGAGCACGACGGCGAAAAGGCCCAGCCCCGCCATCAGCGAGCGCCCGAGCGGGTCCGCCCTATCGGTGCTGGAGCGGACGTTTTCGAGGAGATTTTTGAGGCCTGCCTGCATCGCCTGACGCCTCCCTGTTTGGGGTATGCGTCATGTTGCCCCAGGCAACAGGTATGCGCAAGCGGGTCGTCAACAATTTTTTTGGTGGTTGACGATTTGTTGGCTACGGTGGCGCACAAGCTCGAGGATATCGGAGGCAATCCGGCGCTGCTCGTCGGTCGCCAGCAGGCGCAGCAGCCCGAGCATGAAGCGCTCGTCGTCGGTCAGCATCTCGGGAGCGGCGGCTTTTTCGCCGCCGTTATTGTTCTGCATTCCCTCGCCTCCAGTTCGAGTTTTTGAGGGGCGCACGGCTCCCCGGGGATCGGCAAGGTGAGCGCTGCAATCATCGATCAGCTCTCGCAAGCCAAGTTTATAGTAATCGGCCATCGCGCTCAGGCCGGCCCAGCTTGTACGACTGCGGCCTATTTCGATGTTGCTCAGATGTGGCCGCGATACGCCGAGATGTTGGGCGACGACGGCTTGGCTGTGCTTTTGCAGGCGGCGGATCGCCCCCATTCGCCGGCCGATCAGCTGACGCAGCTCGGGGCTGTCGCTGAGCAGTAAGTCGAAGTCCGTCGCGTCGGTTGCCTGCTCGGCGTCCCGACGTTCGGAAGAGCGCCGCTCTGGCCCCACGTATTGTTCACGCCCGCTCACTTTTTCTCTCCTAGGTTGAAATATCCTTCGCCAACATGTTTGCCCTTGTCGTCCCCGCGGACGCGCCGTACCGTTTGTGGCAACAACATCGGGTGCCGCCCATGACGATTGACGAGATTGCCGAGCGTGCCGGTGGCATTGTCGTCCTGGCCGACATGCTTGGGGTTCACTGGTCCACGGTGTGCGGCTACAAGCGCACCCGTCGCGGTCTCCTGCCTATCCATCACGCTCGCACCGTCAGCGACGTGCTCGACATCCCGCTGTGGGAAATCCGGCCGGATGTCTATCGGCCGCCCGCCGAGGAAAGCCGACACCACCTCGTTACCGCATAAAGCGGCGCCTGGGCAAGAGCAATGTTGCTGATGCCCACATAGGGTGTTTTCCGGAGGGGGAAAGGGGTGATGCGGCAGGCGGAGCGGGACTTACAGCGCGAGATCATGGTGCGGCTGCATCTCGCGCCGCTCGCCGCGGTCGTCGTCGCCAGCTCGAACGGCATCTTCATCCCGGCCAGGACGCCGGCCGAGCGGGTTTTGGCGGCGCGCGTCGTCGCTCGGCTGAAGCGCGACGGCCAGCTGACGCCGGGCGCGTCCGACCTGACGTTTCTGTGGCGCGACGGGTGCGGCTGCATCGAGCTGAAGCGTCCCGAGGAGCGCCGCCTGTTCGGTCGGGCGCGCCGCGGGCAATTGAGCGAAGCGCAAATCGAGTTTAGTGCGAAATGCGCAATGCATGGCGTGCGCTACGCGGTCTGCGACAGCTGGCCCGCGGTGCGCGACACGCTGAAGAGCTGGGGCCGCCTGCCGGCCGACTGGGTCGATCCCGACAACCGCATCGGGCGAGCCGCATGAGATGGCCCAGGATCACTACGAGATTGCTGTCGAGCAATATGTTTTCTGGCTCTACCAGGGGCTGACCCGCCACCAGATGCTGCTCGCGGTCGGGCAGGTCGACCCGCCGAATAATCCGAGCGCCGAGCAGACGGTCCTGCGCCTCGCCGCCGCCCACCGGCTGCTGACGCTGCGCCAGCGGGAGCGGGCGGCATGAAGGTCCGGCGCGTCGACTTCTCGCCCGATGAGTGGCTGGCTGGAACGGTCGGGCTGACGCTCGAGGAGGAGGGGCTCTACATCCGGCTCTGTGCGTTGATCTGGAGCCGCGGCGGACGCGTCGCCGAGGACCTCCTCAGGGCCAGCACAAAGGCGCACGGCAACAAGGTCAACGCGGTGCTCGATCGGCTCGAGGCCAAGGGGAAAATCACGAGAAACGGGCCAGAAATCGGTCAGAAACGTGCCGAAAAAGAATTAGAAAACGCTGAGATCCGTCTCAGAAATGCTTCAGAAAACGGACAGCTTGGTAATAAAATCAAGAAGTTAAAGATCGCTACCCGTAATGGCGTAGCGGACGCTAACCATCAACCATCAACCATCACCACCATAGAAGAAGGTTCAGAGGCTACGCCTCTGCCGCCGATCGACCCGACCAAAGAGGTTTTTGACCGAGGGATAGCGATGCTCGGCAAGGACCGGCGGTCGTTGCTCGGCAAGTTCTGCAAGCAGCATGGCGAGGTCGCGGTCCTCGAGGCTCTGGTCGCAACCGAGGCCGCGAACCCGGTCAACCCGGCGAGCTACTTCATCGCCTGCATGTCGCGAGCGCCACCCGCCCGCAATGGTCACGACAAGCACCCGGGCACCTATCGGCCCGGCCCCGCCGCCGCGCTATTCGAGGGGGGCTACAATGCCGCCGAAGCATACATCCGAAAACACGGGATCAGTGAGGCAGGTGGCGAGCTTGGTGACGCGCCTGCTCAACCACTACTGGACCGCCAATGAAC